AAATTTAAAATGCGAGTGTGGGATGGTTATATTCGACTCCTGTCTCCCTTCAAGCCTATTCTCTATGTCGGTTTACTTCCCCATGTAGTCCAGTTCTGTAAAGATAGGGATTATGAGGTGGCCATGCCTGAGAATCTGGCTGACGAGAAGATAGACGATAACTATGCCTATGAGTTAGCCAAAGAGATCGGCTGTAAATTTACTCCTCGTGATTATCAGAATGAATATGTGGTGACAGCCCTTCGAAAGAAGCGATCTCTGTCTCTATCTCCAACATCCTCTGGTAAATCACTCATCATTTATTTGATTCAACAACATTATTATCAGGCATTTGGTCATCGAACTCTGATCATCGTCCCTACAATTGGCCTTGTCTATCAGATGGCTGGAGACTTCAAAGATTACGGCTGTGATTCGGCTGACATCTACACGATCAAAGGTGGGGTAGATAAGAACACCTCAGCCCCTATTGTGATATCGACCTGGCAATCTCTGGTCAAGCAACCCAAGGAATGGTTCGATCAATTCCGTGTAGTGTTGGGAGATGAGGCTCATCTATTCCAAGCCAAGTCTCTCACGACCATTATGGAAAAGCTTGTTGATTGTGATTATCGGCATGGGTTCACTGGAACACTAAAATCGGCTGAATCGAAGACTCATCAGTTGGTGCTAGAGGGTTGCTTCGGGCAGGTAAATAAATTTGTACAAACAAAAGATCTGATTGATTCCGGCACCATTGCAGACTTCGAGGTGAAGGCAATTGTTCTATCTCATAACAATGATGCCCGAAAGAAATTTAGAGATGCATTAAAGAAGCTTCAGAGTGGTGCTCAGAAATATCCTGCTGAGAGGGAATATCTGACCAACCATGAAAGACGAAACATGTTCATTCGGAATTTGGTATGGAGCCTGGAGGATCAAAATAATTTGATTTTATTTGATCTGGTTGAGAAACATGGTAGAGTCTTAGAACCTCTGCTTCGCAAGGAAGGCAGAGAGTTGCACTTCATCTATGGTGGGGTGAAAGGTGAAGACAGAGAGCACATTAGAAATTTGATTGAGAATGATGACCAAAAAAGACATGACATCTTGGCCTCTTATGGTGTTTTCTCGACTGGTGTTAACCTTAAGAAGCTTGATAATGTGATCTTCGCCTCCGGCTCGAAATCCGAAGTCAAAGTTTTACAATCTATTGGTAGAACATTGAGGAAAGGAAATGATGCCGATAAGGCTACTCTATATGATATCGCTGATGATCTATCAGTTGGATCATTTGAAAACTATACATTAAAACATTTCAAAAAGAGAATTGAAATCTACTCTGATGAGCAGTTTCCTTTTAAGATATTCAATGTCGACATATAACAGATATAGTTATCTCTTAGCGTCGATGACAGAATTATAACACTTTGAGTTACAGTTGTCAACAACTATTTTCATTTTTTATTAGTTGTTGACTTTTCCACATTTTTATGATAAGATAGCACCCATAATTTTGACCGATGGAGTAGAGCATGGCAAAGAAAAGAAACTACGTAAACAACAAGGATCTGTTGGCAGCGTTGATTGAATATAAGAAGAAGGTAAAAGAAGCCGAAGATCAAGGTGACTCTCTACCAAGAATTCCAGAATACATCGGCGAGTGTATCTTCCTCATCGCCAATCGGTTGGCCACCAAGCCCAACTTCTCTGGTTATACCTATAAGGACGACATGATCTCAGATGGAATTGAAAACTGTATTCAGTATATCCACAATTTCAACCCAGACAAGTCTGAGAATCCCTTCGCCTATTTCACGCAGATTATCTGGTATGCCTTCCTTCGAAGGATTCAGAAAGAGAAGAAGCAAATGTATATCAAGTTCAAGTCGTCACAGAACATGATGTTAGAGACTGAGATTATGGATTCCGGTGATAACAGCATTCAATTAAGTTCACCTCCTGAGTACATCAATGAATTCGTAAATGAATTCGAAGAAAAGATGTCAGGTAATAAGAAAGAAAAAACCAAATAATGAAAATAGCAATCGTTACCGATATCCATATTGGAGGCCGGGGAGACAGCCAACTGTTCTCCAAGTTTCAAGAAAAATTCTTTATGGAGGTCTTCTTTCCATATATCGACGAGCACGACATCAAGGTCGTCTTCGATTTGGGTGATACCTTTGACAGAAGGAAGTACATCAACTTCTACAGCCTGAAGAAAGGTAGAGTTTCTATTCGATCAGCTGGCACAGAGAGAGATCGACTTTCATGCTCTTGTTGGCAATCATTGTACGTTCTACACGAACACCAATGAGGTCAATTCAATGCAGCTTCTTCTGAAAGATTACCCCACATTTACACTTTACGAATCTATTGCCAAAGAGGTTACGTTCGGTTCGACCACCTTCCTTATGTTGCCGTGGTTGTGTAAGGATAATGAGAAAGAAAATTTTGAAATCATCTCTAAAACCAAGGCAGATATCGTCATGGGCCATCTTGAGGTCAAGGGGTTCGAAATGATGAAGGGTATGCCTTGTAATGATGGGATCGACATGAACGTGTTCAAGAACTTTGAATCAGTTTACTCTGGGCACTTCCATCACCCTTCCCGCTACCAAAACATCGAATATCTTGGTGCTCCCTATGAGATGACCTGGTCAGACTATCTAGGCAGTCGTGGGTTCCATGTCTTTGATACAGAGACACGTGAGATGACCAAGATTGAGAATCCGTACAGGATGTTCTATAAGATCGACTACGACGACACAGATATGACCGTGGATGATGTAGCAAACTTCGACACTTCTCCCTATAAAGATACCTATATCAAGGTGATTGTGAAGAATCGAACGAATGCTTACATCTACGACATGTTTATGAATCGATTAAACGATGAAGGGGCTGCAGATATCAAAGCTGTTGATGATGCCTTGAACCTCGAGTCGGCAGGTGTAGAAGAAATCCTAGACGAAACTAAAGACACGACAGAAATCCTACATAATTATATTGATTCATTAGAGACGACCGCTGACAAGGGAATGATCAAGCGAACCGTCGATGAACTGTACAATGAGGCATTAAACATCGGATGAGATTACAATTTAAAGAACTTCGTTATAAAAACATCTTATCTACCGGCAATTCTTTCACGACAATCTATCTCGACAACAAAAGCTCTACCCTTATCAGTGGTTCGAATGGAGCAGGGAAGTCTACATTCTTAGATGCAATCGTGTTTGGCCTGTATGGTAAGCCATTTCGAAAGATCAATAAACCCCAGCTTCTCAACAGTATCAACAACAAGGGACTCCTCGTGGAGATCGAGTTCAATGTTGGTGGTTCTGATTATCTCGTGCGTCGAGGCATCAAGCCGAACGTATTTGAGATTCATAGAGATGGACAGCTGATTAACCAAGATTCTGCCAAGAAGGATTACCAGGCCTTCCTAGAACAGAACGTACTGGGCATCAATTATAAATCCTTCAATCAGATCGTGGTCTTAGGTAGTGCGACCTATGTTCCGTTTATGGAACTCCCGGCGCAATCTCGACGAGACATCATCGAAGATCTACTCGATATCCAAGTCTTCAGCACGATGAACTTCTTGGCCAAAGATCGAATCAGTGTGAATAAGAATGATATCGCTGAGAATGGCTATAAGGTGGATATGACCGAGGGAAGTCTCGAACAGGCTGAGAAGAACAATGCCGAGATCGTCAAGATCAAGAAGTCTGAGGTCAAGAAAATCCAAAAGAAGATGCAGGAACACATTGACAAGATCGAAGAGAAACAGCTCCTAATCGACGACATCGATGAAAAGATAACTGCCCTATATGAAACCATTGCAGATAAGAGCTCGACTCAGAACAAACTTGACAAGTACACTAATGTCGAACGAGATCTGATAAAATCAAAGCAAACTTTTGAAAAAGAAATTGCCTTCTATCACGACAATGACAACTGCCCGACCTGCAAACAAGGAATCGACCACGAGTTTAAGGCAGAGATCACGACAGAGAAAGAAGAAAAGAAACATGCTATTGAAACAGGTTTGATTGATATCGCAGAGAAGATCTCCGATATGTCCTCACGTATCAGTGAAATATCCGAGGTCGAGACTCTGATTCAAAAGAACCACACGGATATCAGTGAGAATCGAGGCGAGATTCGAATCTCTAAGAATGCCCTCATGTCTTATAAGTCCGAACTAGAGAACGCTGAAAGGGAAGTCGAATCGGTCGATAAATCCTATATGAAACAACTCAAGAAGGAACTCTGCGACCTACACAAACGCAGGGAAGAACTCTTTGAAGAGCAAAACATCTTGAATGTGGTGAACACGATCCTCAAAGATGGCGGGATCAAGGCAAAGATCATTCGGCAGTACATCCCTGTGATGAACAAGCTGATCAACAAGTATTTGGCTGCATTCGAACTGTTTGTCGATTTTCATCTTGACGAGAGCTTCAATGAGGTAATTCGGTCTCGGTTCCGTGACACGTTCTCATATGGGTCATTCTCCGAAGGTGAGAAGTTACGAATCTCTCTATCGATCATGTTGGCCTGGAGATCGGTGGCCAAACTGAGAAACTCTGTGTCGACCAATCTTCTTGTTCTCGACGAGACCCTTGATGGGGCTCTCGATGGAACTGGGATTGAAAGTCTGATTGAGACCCTACACAACCTGAATGCCAACGACAACATCTTTGTGATCTCACACCGTGGTGATCAGTTCGCAGAGAAATTTGCAAATCATATCAGATTCCACAAAGTCAAGAATTTTTCAGAGATTGCTGCATAATATACTTATAGGTACATATAAGTGCATACAAATTACACTTATAGGTACATATAAATGGACAAAGTTACACTTTTATGGACATAAAAGTGCATAGTGGTTGACTTTTGGTTTGGTGCGTGATAAAATGGCCACTCAAACTGGAGACAATATATGCAATTCTACACTTCAGTAGATAGACTCGGCAACAACATCCTCTACCGTGGATACAAGAACGGCAAGAGGGTGGCACACAAAATTCCATACAAGCCCACTCTCTATGTTCATGCCCCGAACAAGAAAGAAGGCACCACCCATACCTCCCTGCTGACAGAGAAGCCTCTCCATCCGTTCAAGTTCGACTCGATGAAAGAGGCCTCGGACTTCGTCGACCAATACAAAGATGTTGGGATGATGGAAATCTGTGGGAACACGAAGTATGTGGCTCAATTCATTCAAGAACATTACCCAGGCGAGATAGAGTTCGATATCAATCAGATCAACATTGTCTCGTTCGATATCGAGGTTGATGTTACCGATGGCTTCCCCAACGTGGAGGAGGCTGATAACCCAATCACATCCATCGCGTACAAATCTTCCAAGTCAGATACCTATCATCTGCTCGGTCTGAAAGATTACGACAAATACGCAACGATCACTGACATCGACCCAGAGAATATCAACTTCATCAAATTCGATACCGAACAACAACTCCTTCGGCATTTCGTGGATCTGTGGACATCTGACTATCCAGATATCGTAACAGGATGGAACGTAGAGTTCTTCGATATCATGTACATCGTGACGAGAATTCTTCGAGAGTGTGGTGAGGAATTGGCAAACCGACTGTCCCCGTGGAAAAAGATTCGTAAACGTAGCCGTGAACTCTTCGACAAGATCCAATCGACCTATTCGATCTCTGGTGTGGCTGTCCTCGACTATCTGGATGCTTTCAAAAAGTTTGGGTACAAATATGGCCCACAAGAATCATTCAAACTTGACCATATCGCTCATGTGATCCTCGGTGAGAAGAAACTTGATTATACCGAATACGGCTCATTGACAGCCCTCTATGAACAGAATCCTCAGCTCTATCTCGATTATAACCTCCAAGATACCCGACTGATTCAAAGACTAGAAGATGAGACTGCCCTATTGGCTCTCGTGATGACCATCGCGTACCAAGGTGGTGTGAATTACCAAGAGGCATTCGGGACTGTGGGCATATGGGAAACCACACTCTATCGTCGATTGATGAGCAAGAATATTGCCCCACCGATCAAGAGTGGTTCTCCCGGTCACCGCGCTGATCTCGTTGGTGGATATGTGAAAGACCCTCAGATCGGTCTACATCCTTGGGTCGTGTCCTTTGATTTGAACTCCCTGTATCCTCACCTTATGCTTCAATACAATATGTCACCCGAGACGTATATTGGTGATCGTAGAGAATATGTGACGCAGGACATGGTTCTCAAGGGTGATTACAAGAACGACGATCCTAACGTGTCGGTCACTGCCAATGGTGTGTGTTTTCGAAATGACAAACTGGGAATCATTCCAGAAATCATTGATGAATACTACAACAACCGATCCAAGATCAAGAAACAGATGTTGGCTGTAGAACAGCAACTCGAGGTTGAGAAAGATCCTCGACAGATCAAAAAACTCAAGGCAGAGGCCAATCAGTTACACAACTCTCAGATGTCGATCAAGATCTCGATGAACAGCCTCTATGGTGCGACTGCCAACATTTACTTCGCATACTATATTAATGAGATGGCCGAGGCGATCACCACATCTGGACAGCTCTCGATTCGATATGCCCAGAAATCGGTGAACGATTATCTAAACAAACTCCTCAAGACTGACGACAAGGATTATATCATTTACATCGATACCGACTCGATCTATGTGAACTTTGCCCCGGTGATCGAAGAGGTCTTTGGTACGGTTGATATTGATCGGCAGAAGGGTGAAGAATTTCTCGACAAGATCTGCTCCTCGAAAATCGAAGATGTCATTGAAAAAGGATACCAGAAACTTGCAGATGACATGGGTGCGTATCGGCAGGCCATGGGGATGAAACGAGAGAAGATCAACGACAAGGGTCTGTTCGTGGCCAAGAAGAGATACATTCTCAATACCCTCAACTCTGAAGGTGTCCATTATGAGACCCCAAAGATCTCTGTGACTGGCTTGGAATCTGTTCGGTCCTCGACTCCTGAGGTCTGCCGAGATAAGATGAAAGAGGCCTTCAAGGTGATCATGCAGGGTACCGAATCAGACACCCAACAATTCATCGCCGAGTTTCGAGATCAGTTCAAATCGCTCCCCATCGAAGAGATCGCCAAGAACTCAGGAACTGACAACATTGACAAATTCCGTGTGAAGGCCGGCCCAGAACTCTACAAGAAGGGATGTCCAATCCACGTCCGTGGCTGTATCCTGTACAACGACTTCCTGCAGAAGAAGAATCTGTCCAAGAAATACGAGAAGATCATCTCCGGTGATAAGATCAAATATGTCTATCTGAAACTCCCCAACCCCCTGCGAGAGAACATGATCTCGTTCCCCCGTAACCTACCCAAGGAGTTCGACCTCCAGCCCTACATCGACTACGATACCCAGTTCGACAAAGTGTTCCTCAAACCCATTGAAATCATCCTCGAGGCCCTAGGTTGGTCTGCCGAGAAGGTCAATACCTTAGAAGATTTCTTCTCGTGATATCGGTTCCTTATTCCAAAATGTTCTAAGAAAAGTCTTGATAAAATGTCAGCTATGGCCTATAATATACTCTCAAATCAAGGAAACAAAGACATGATGAAAACAACAGGAACCGCTACCTCTTTTGATACCTATGCCGACTATGTTGCTGACCGTCGATCAGCACGTCATCAAGTTTTGCCTGAGACTTTATGGACTGCGTTGAAAAATAATGAGTCTTTATGTAACACTCGGGTGGCCGAAGGTTTTGATGACTTTGAGGCTGCGTGGGAAGAAGCGAAATACGCATAGAACAAAAAGTTATATCTTTATTCCAAAATATTCTAAAAAAAGTTGTTTTTTTTACAAAAAAGTGTTGACAAAGGCCCCGATCTAGCCTATAATGTACACATAAATTGAGATAAGGAATTGACACATGGCACGAATCATCTACCAAACAGAATCTGAAATCCAAGAGATGCAGGCTGAAGGGATCGACTTCAACCAAGCTTTGAGGATTGTCAAAGGTTTCATGGGTACTGAAGATACCCTCGACGCTCTGATGGGTTTTGAGAAGCGTTACGCCGCTGCTGAGGTAGCTGCGCTTGAGACTGACGACTACGATTTCGACCATGAGTGGAGATATGAGGTCTATTCTTACAACCTTCTGGTTGAAGGTTTTGGTCAATTGTTCGCGGAGGCATCATAATGAACACGCTTGAGATGCTTAGAGAGTCGCTGATCAGCTACATTTCTGATGCTCACAAGGATGCCTATGGCTTCCGTCCTCGTGGTTACAACTATTCTGAGTGGTCGATGGAGGCCCTCGGCGAGGAGGTAGATCGCATGAGCGAGGTCGTTTCCCGATGTCAGTAATGAGAGATTACGCGAAGAAAGATTTTTCAATCCCTAAGAGAGAGGGCAAGATTCCTAAAGAAAGCCCTCTTGTATCGTTCCTTGCGTGTTGTATTATGGGCGCAATCCTAGGTGGATTGTTTGGATATGGTCTATTGTTTACAGGAGTTTAAGATGACGTTAGAAGATTTTCAAGATATGTTACAAAGGCACGACTGGTACTTCAACTATTCAGACGACCACAATGTCTGGGTCAAAGGAAACAATCAGAGTAAAGAAATTGATATTGCGTACAAAGAATTGCGTGCTCAGGGTCTTGAAGAAGAAGCTCGAGAACTTTACAACGCTTTGTCACCCAGTAATTTTCATATGAAACCACCAAAGGAGAATTCTTAAATTATTTTAACTTTTTTTTAAAAAAAGTGTTGACATCCCAGCCAGATGTGTTATAATGGCTATTGAAATTGAGAGGAAACTTTACTATGTTTAAGA